ATACTGGCACTGCACCCAATCCATATGCACAAGCATATCCAGCTCAAGGTCATGCCCCTGCTTATTCAGGCCGTTCAGCGCATCCAAAAAGAGGTCGGTGCCTTTCTTGCCGTAGTGCGTAGGGCTGTGGGCTATCACGCGGCCATTGGGGTTTTTGCCGGCAACTGGCTGCAAAAGTTCGGTATCAACCGCCTGCTGAGTGTAGATGCCGCGAAATTCAGGGTAGTTAAGATCTGCAGTAAGGGCTGTGCGCAGAGTGGCACGCATGTAATCCTGCATTGGGTACAGAGCCAGAGCAGCCTTGGGGTGCAATGCGTTGCGACGGAAGGCACTTCCACCAACTGACACGATCGTCTTTTTGTCTGCCGGGATCTCCAGCAAGTTCCAACTTTCCACCGGCGGTTCATCGCCCTTAAAGTGCACAATGTCGGCTTCGTTTATCAATTCTTGCAGGTGAGTAATTGCGCGTTTTTTATGCACATCCATCTGCCGCTTATTGCGGATGATGTCATGAATGCTAACAATTTTACTGCCAGCAGCCTGCTCCATTTTTTTCCATTCGTCCAGGATGCAGTAATCACTTCCCAGTCGCGCAGGTTTGGCGGTAATCAGTACAATCTCGTGCTCTGGACAGTACCGCCGCACAGCCTGGCATATCCGCAGGCCACTACCACCAAAATCCCGCTGCGATAACATGACGATTTTCATTACACCCTCCCGTGTTTACTTATTTGCAACATATAACTTTGCCCAAACGTATCACGAGTACCTTCTCAGGCAATATCTCACCATGCCTGGTAGGCTCTAACCATTTCAGTCCAGAGAAAGTGATGCCCTTAAATTCTACATCCATGGTGGGTGAATCTTTGGCATACCCATTTTTAAATCGAACAATATCAAACGCCCTTGGAGTATCGTCACCCTGCAGCAATCGTTTCTGCCAATAGGGTTTATCTTCTCGATACTCCAACTTCTTATCACCAGATTTTATCAGATCAAACCATTTCTTCTTAAGCGTCAGGTGTAGTATTCTCATTTCAAACTTCCCATTTCAAATTTTAAATTTATCATATCACATCACTATTGCCGTCTCGGTGCGGCACTTCCAATGGAACGGTGGGAATGGCGTATGCGCACCCTGCACGCCGGTTGGCTCGCCATCGGCATCATAGAGCACGTCTTTGTCGCTCACCCAGGGAGCAAGGGCCTTTATGTAGTCTCGTGCCCGTTCCAATCCACCTTCCTGCATCTCCACAGCCAAAAGTTTGTCGCGTACCTCCAGTGCCTGCGCCAAAGGATACACCTTGTCCTGTTTTATAAGTGCCCGGCAGATGTCGCTTGTCTTGGCATCCATGGGGTTTATGAGCTTATAACCACGGGCTCCAGCCTTCTCGTACCCACGCAGACGGCCAAATTCGCGCACACGCAATGCGGTATGCTCCGCCAGCCCCTGCCAATAGGCGCGCCCCTTTTTAGCCACGTCGGCAAACTGCGATTGCAGATGATCTGCCAGCTGCGCCGTGGTAAAGCCACGATCAATCGCTTCAAACAGCGTGTTGCTGAATTTCTTTGATATATCGGCACTGAAGTGTTCGCCTATCCAGAAGTGCTGCTGCTTGGCAAAAATGGTGGCATGGCTGCTCTCAGTAACTCCATACAGTCCAATGCCAAATCGGGTAGGGACTTCACGCTGGGCATCGTTCAACCCATAGCGATAACTGCGCTCAATAAAGGTCTTTTGCTGCTCACGCACCAGCCCGGCAAATTCTCCACCCAGTTGCTGCTCGATTTGCTGCATCAGCTCGTCGATAATCGCCGGGGTGATAGCAGTAGTCTCCTTGGTGGCAATCAGCAGCCTGATGGCAGATTTCGAAGCCTCAACGGTTTTCTGCCGCCAGGCATTATTGAGTACCTGGTAAAAATCAAACATCAGTTTATCGTAGGGGTTCATTTTCGCATGCTCCGCACCCGGGCCTTACCCCGTTTGGGCGAGTAGCCGGGGAATTGCTGCAGCCATCCTTCCACGGCATCCGGGCCATCTACATAGCCATCTGGGTAGGCAATATACTGCTCTATCAAGGTCTTGGTGTCCTGACCGTCAGGCAATAGAAGGTAGCCTTGCTCAATCACCGTTTCAGTGCTTTCGATGCGCTGATTTTTCTGGCCCTTGTTGTTGTACTTGCCTATAAACTTGGTGATGTCATCCAGCTTTTCTTCATCCTGCCAGATCTTAAAATCGCGGATAAAGCTGCGGTACTGGTCAAAATTACCTTCTACGCTGGCGCGGAAGCTGCTGCCATAGCGATGCCGCAAGTCTTTAAAGGCATCATAGTAAGCGCGGAAAAATGCTGAGTTCTTCTCCTGCCGCACCCGCACATGTGTGGCATAATACTTGCGATCATCCTTATACCCACCAATCAAGGCTTTATAGCAATTCTTTTGCCCCGGCGCAAGGTCGGCATACAGTCGGGCCGGTTGGCGCTTTTTATGCTTCACAGCCCACTTCTTAAACCATTCGTACTTAAATATCAAACCCTCAATAATCTTACGGCCCAGCATCTCGCGCAGATAGGTGGTGGCGCCCATACTGCCGCGCAACTCCTTCAACGCTTCATCAGAGTACTGCTCTGGCCACACACTGTGTCCTTCGGCATCTTCTACCGGGTAGCGCAGCAACACGGTTTTGCCATGCTTAAGATGTTTGCGATCATCAGGCCGCGCATCGGGTTCATCTTCTTTAATTTTATCGGCGATCTCATCCTCAAGCTGACAAATACTAAAGTTGGGATGCGTGAGGTTGCCCAGCCAGATCACTCGGCCAATGCCACCGGGATCCAAGGAGCCAAGTATATCGCCCTTTATCTTTTCTAATTTTCTTTTACCAATTGACTTGCTGCCAATATTATCTTCTGCGTCAATATCATCACAGATGGCCAGATCAAGCCGCTTTGCGGTGCGGGGATTAATGGTACCGCGCCGGAATTGGCGAATAGAGCGGGCCCGCACACGAGCCCCATTTTTGCAATAAAAGTCACTCTCATCACCTTCTATTATAGCAAGCTCCGGGAAGTCGCTCATCAGGCGGCGGTTGGTGGTGAGCTGCTGGTATACAAAAGTATTCTTCTCCAGCGCTGCACTTTCATCACCACCAACGTTCACTATGTATTTGGCTCCACGGGCCAGCTCATGCAGCTGGTAGGCCAGTGAGAACAGCACGGTTTTACTCAGTCCGCGAAACCCCGTAAGCCCGGTAAGGCCGTTTACATTGGCGCGGATCTCGCGGTAGATCTCGGGATGGCATTTAGCAAAAGGCTTGGTGGCCACAAAGGGCAGATAGCATGTTACAAATTCGCTGAATGCGCTCCAAGTGCTACCCGTTACCCGGGCCCTGCGCGCATTTCTGAGCGCAGGGGTATCACCCGGGAACGGCATCACGGAGGGTGTACGTGAAGCTATTTCATAGAGTCGTTTTTTCTGTTGTTGAGTAAAATCAAGCATACTTCTTCCGCAGGAAATCGCTGAGCTCCGCGATGTTCTCCTGATACACGGTGCGCAACTGGTCGTTGTCTGTAGTGATAGCAAACTCAACCACATCCTCTACAAAGCGAATAATGTATTCAAGCAACTTGCGGTCTGGCTTGCGCCGCTCCAGATAGCTCTTCAGCATGCTGTTGAGGCTTTGCAGATCTTTGTTCGCCGGATCCTTCTTGAATTCCTCAAGGGCCTTCAGTAAACATTCATCTGCAGCATCCTCTATTTCCTGCTGTATCTGGGCAGTACGCTCTGCATAGGTCTGCCATTTGCCTTTATCAATCCAACGCTTTACCGTGTTTGGCTTTACATCGCAGCGTCGGGCCAATACGTCTATGTCAGTCACGCCACCTTCATATAGCTCTTTAGCTTCTTTCCTTGCCTTGCGATATTTCGTTGCGTTTGGGGATGCGCTCACCTACTCCTCCAGCGGGTTTACTCGGTTTTTGTCAATGTGCTCATTAAGCTCTACGCCATTGAACCGTAACGACCCAGATCTTTTTTTAGTGCGGAACGCTGGCAGAGGATCATCCACATCATGCACCATGCGGTACACCTGCCGTACATCAACCCGCAGCTTTTCAGCCACTTCGTCAGGCCGGTAACTCCGATCATCTCTAAACAGCTTTGCCATTTTTCCGCTCCTTATTTATCTGCGACAAAAGCTCATAAATGCCAGTTGTGCAAATCAGTATGGCGTAAGATGTCACTTTTTTCTCCTCTTACCCTTCACCACCTTCCAGGCAAAACGCAGGCGATGCCTAAATGGCAGTTTGTATATTGTTTCTAATAACTGGCGCTGCACATTTCGTTTGTGTTGCAGTACCTTGCGATGGATCTGTTTACTCTTGTGTCCGTTCATTTTATCCTCTTTTTGCCCAGTTTTTGCAGCAGATTCTGCACGGCGGCGCGGGCTTCTGCTGCTTCCTCGGGAGTCATTTTGCGTTCTTTATCTTCTGATTTTGGTTGCGATGGGGAAGGCGCTGTGGTGCGCAGGGCGGTGGACTGTTTGGCAGTATGCCACAGCTGCCATTCGTTCAGGTATTTCTCGAAATGCTTTTCACGGTACAGTGTGCTGGGATGCAGATAGCCACGCATATCCGGCTTATCCAGCCACTGCAGCGCTTTAATCTGGTGCACATGGTAGAAGTCGTCCAGAGCAAAGCCGTCGTTCATACGGGCACGGATGGCGGCCTTTGTGCTGGTAGTGGTGCGGTACTTCACTCCGGTACGCTCGGTAAGGTCTGCCAGGATGGATGTGACCTGAGAGTCGAAACTGGGCGGCGCAGCATCCAGCCCGACAGTTTTCTTTGCCGCACGGATCGCACGGTCGTAAAAACCGTGAAGGCGCCGCTTTGCTTCTGGCTCGCCCAACAGATCAGACAGCTGAGCGTGTTTCTGTTTGAGGGTTTTCATCTTCATTCCAATCCTTAAGGCAGTCGGTAATGTCTATATTTTTGGGCCCAAGACGGCCACAGTTTACACATTTGGCGGTGAATTTGTGGTCGTTGTGCATAATAGCAACGATGTTTTTACCGCCACATACCGGGCATGGTTGTACGTTCATATCGCCTCCCCAAATTCCAGGCTCAACTGAGCCTTTTCAACCTCTGCAATTGCTGCAGCCTTGCGGCGTTTCTTATCCTCGCGCTCCAGTTGTCCCAGCACATCGCCGGAGTACTTCAGGGCAGAGACATGGCGGCTGTCGCCGAACTTCAGCGGTTGAGTAAGCGCCGGATCCACGATTGCTTTAGCGCGTTTTTCACTGATGGTGGCGCTGGTTTTACCGACCTTCACGGTGATTGTGTGTTTACGGGCATCCACGTAGCTTACTTTGCCCTGATAGGTCTTGCCCCGACTTTCGAACTCAACCCACATATTTACCTTGAATTTCATACATCCCTCCAGTAGCCCCGGCGATTGCCGGGGCCGGTGTGGTGGTTAGCTTACAATGCGGCAAAATCCAGAACGATCGGCTGGAATTCGCCATCTTCGTCGCGATAGGAGAATTTGTAATAGAGCTTGGTACCTACTACTATTTCGCTGTTGCGGATCAGCTCTTTCGCTTCCTCGAACAGCGCAGCATTGCGCTGCACACGGATATCCAAAAGTTGACGCAGAGAATCGCGATCATATTGCCCACGGTCATCTACTTTAGTAAGCTTGCGCACGATGCTCACGACGTCGAGATTCTCATCATCAGAGACGGATTCGAGCCATGAGCTGATTTTTTGCACAGCCAGATTGACCTTGGTATCCAACCCCTTGCGCTTTTTGTTTTTACGCACGATCTGCAGGGTTTTGCCGAAATTGTACAGGGTGGCATTGCCTTGCCACTCTTCGCTATATTCTTCGGCCTGCAGATCCAGCAGGGTTTTCAGATCTTTCTCTGCCCGCTGTTTGAAGTCGACGATGCGGGCCTGCAGATGAGCAGCCTCTTCGACCAGGGTTTCGATAGTTTCATTTTGCAAGTTCTCCAGCTCGGTGATGCGGCTCTCGGGCACCACGATGCCGGATCCATCCACCTTATAGGCGTGTTTGCCGTCGTGATGGGTCTGGGTTTTTGGGATTTCTACGTGTTTAATGCACATTTATGCCTCCTGTATACGTTCAAATTCGGCTCGTTTTTTCTTAATGCGCGTTGCAACTTCATCGAGATCCATATCTTGGAAGTATAAAGCAAGATTGAAATTGAGCTCCTTACGGCCGCAGTTGAAGTGACTCACCATCCGCTCAAGATATTGATCGATAAGAATCTCGCGCATGGTTTTACCTGTCTCGCGATCAGCTTCGCGCTTTTCACGAATCTCTTCGCGTAGCTCAGTTGTAGTCATTTCTGCAGCTTTGTGCAGCCAGTCTTGGATCTCCTGGTAAGAGGCTCCCTTGCACATTGGGCGTATCATGTTCAGCTTATCAAGACCCATATCAATTACATCTTTTTCTGGCACATCCTGATCTATAACAAACATCTCATAGACTCCGACAACTTTGGCAGCCATACCAGATCCAATGTGACACTCATCTTCCACAAATTGCTTAAAAGTGGGATATCCGCGATATTTAAACATCTTGCTGCGTTTGACCTCAGACAGCAATTGCCCAAGCTCAACGAAATTACCTTCATTCAGATTACGCAGTTTAGCAATAGACTGCAGCTTTTCTTCGGGAGTTTGCACCATTTTTGGCTCTTTCATCCTATTCTCCTTTTTGCGCCTCTCAGGCCGCCTGGTACGCGGCGTTGGCGCGGTTTATTGGTTGTTGTTTGCTTCTTTTTTACAGCCTTACGGCGGCGATATTTGCGTTTAGGACGCAGCCAGGGATCAATTTCGGGTTCTGGATCTGGCTCGGGCTCGGGTGTGGGGATGGGGGCATCCTGCTCGATGCAGCACATACACAGCAGAGCAGCCTCATCGAACTGTTTGATAACCTTGGCCCTGTAGGCGGTTATATCATCGGGATGTGTGCTGGCCATTGGTCTGCCTTTTCAATCAGCTCGATGGACTCAATTTCATACTCTACTATGTCATCCATAGCTGCCTCATCCATGCAATCTAAGTAAGGAGAATAGCGCTTAAAAGCTTCCTTATCCGCAATAATCTCAGCCATGTCGCTTGTTTGCGCTGAAATTACGAATTGCTCACGCGTTGGATCCCATAATGAATTTTCAAGGCGAACCGTGACAACGAAGTTGTGGTATACATTTTCCGCATTCCTGTCATAGCCATGCTCAAGCTCGTAATAGCGTACCATGGCAATATGTTCGGGATTTCCGAACTCAAGACGTTGGATGTTACTCATTGCTTCCCTCCGGCCCGACAAAATCAAAGCCCTTGATGCGGCC